TCCAGTGAGTTGCTGGAGATGCGGCCCTGAGCCAGCAAATCACGAATGGTCAGACGGCGGAGGCCCGGCATGATAATGCCCGGTACCTGCATCGGCTGGATCAGATTGCCTGCTGATGCTGCATCGCTGCCGAGCGATTTGTTAAAGGTTTTCGCTTCAAAGCTACCTTTGCTACCGTTCCACGACTTTTGCAGCTCTTCAGCCGCACGCTCAGAAAATGATTTTTTCTCTCCTGGGTTTTCTGCACCAGATGCAAACTTCTGCTCCAGATCAAACAGACGGGTGCCGGATTTAGTCAGCTCATCCTGCACTTTTGCCAGATCGGTCTGCAACTGCTTTGATACCTGGCCAGTGCTTTCAATTTCGGTCTTTTGTGCGTCGAAAAGCTCAGACATTTTCTTCTGAGATTCTTCGATGGCTTTCTGAATTTGAGCGAGTTCGGACATGATTATTTTCCTAAAATAGAAGGGAAGGATTTGATGCTCTGAAGCAGAGCGTTAATTTGTGTTTCGTTTCCGTCGCCCTCGGACTCGCTCCGAATCGCTGACTTAAACCGGGCTATTAGCCCCACTGCCTGTGATTTGGTTAGTCCGACTGAATCCCTCAGCCAGTTTTCCACATCACGGATGGTTTCAATGCCATCAACGCTTTTCATGGCTGCCACGCCTGCAAGCTCATTGGCCGGGAAGGTACAGACGCTAATTTCACGCAGAATTGGAATGTTTTTGAAAATGCGGCCAACGGTACCGATTGAGTAATCATCTTTGGTCACCGAAAAACCGACCGACATTCCCTCAACGGTTCCATGCTGCATTGCTGCTTTAAGATCAGTGGCTCCGCTGTGCCCGGGGGTTAACTGACCGCGCACATACAGGCCCTTTTCGTCTTCGACGATGTTGTCCCACTTACCAACCGGTAGTTCCCATGTTTTGTGGTTAAAAAACATTGCCACTTTGCGGGTCTGGCTGCTCAGCGCACCTTTGAATGCCCCAGGCAAAATGATGTCACCGTCAGAATCGGTGTTGTTAAAAACAGAAGCGTACCCTTCGAAGGTCCCTTGCTTTCCATCACCGGTGAACTTGATTTCTGTCTCGTCGAAAGACAGCGTTTTTACGATCTCAGGCATTACGGCCCCCATAAAAATTAAGCCCCGTCATTGCGGGGCTCTTTGTTGGTTCCTAAATCGGTGATCGGCACGTACTGCGACTGGCGCATTGCCACATCGCCGCCCGGCAGTGGCGGGAGGTTGTCGGTTCGCCTCATCTCATTGATAGTGCGCAGCCCAGCCTCTCCCATCGCTTTCATAAATGCTGCACGTGAAGCAGAATCCCCCCTCAACAGACCGTCGAGATTGTGCTCAGCATGAATGCGACCTACGTCTTTCGCCGGGATCAGCCAACGCTGTATGCTGTTTTCCCAGCGGGAGATATAGGGCTGCAGTGTGTACTGCAGGAAGCCAAGATTTTGCTGCTCGATGCCGGAACCCCAGCTCGTTGACTTCTCAACGTCGCCGACAAGGTGAGGCGGCACGCCAAAGAATCGGGCCAGCTCGCTGACCTGAAATTTTCGGGATGCCATCATTTCGGAATCCTGAGGTGTTACACCAATTGGAGAGGTGGTAAAGCCCGCCTCTAGGATCCAGAGTCTCTTTTTGACCGGGCCGCCAGCGATCTCTTTGAAATTCTCTTCAAGCTGGTCGCGCTGGGGTTCGGTGAGAACTCTGTCGCCGGTTGAGAGGATTTGAGGAGACTTTGCACCGTTGGCATAGAAATCCCGCTGCTGATCTTCCATTGCCACGGCGACACCTGCCGATTTGCAGGCAAAAGCGATGGGAGACAGACCGACTAGCCCGTTAAATCCAAAACCCTTAAGGTGGAAAATCTCTTTCTGAGGAAAATCGGCGTATTCGCTATCACGCTTATAACGATAAACCAATCTTTTACCGACCAGTTTCACATCCATATTGGCTGACTGAAGCGGTAGCAGGCTGATCACGTCACCCACGGTGTTACGCTCCACCAGGGCGTAAGCGTTGCCGTAAAAACAGAGCTGCATCGTCATGGCCTCCCTGAATTCCTGGGCGGTCATGTACTGATTAGGCGAATAACGAAGCAGGCGGGCCATCGGGTTGCTCATATCAACCTTGCTGCGGTTGTCGTTCAGGTCAGTTTCAAAGACATCCAGCGGAAGACATGAGGTGAGCGTTGAAATCAGGCTAACGCAGCGCCACACGGTAGAAATTTGCAGGACCCGTTCATCATTAACCGATGAATCGCCCAGATGTCCGTGAGCCGATACTGGCCCGGTCTGCGATCCCTGATTCGGGGTGACTAATTGGCCGCCAACAAACCAGGACTGCAGTCTTGCCCACCAGCCGTTATTGGTTCGCAGGTCGATTGTGTATTTAGGTTCTTCCATCACATGCTCAGCGGTCGGAAAATGAAATCATCGAAGTCACCACCCGGTTCGGTAACTTCCCCATTGGCGGCACCCACCGACATTGTCATTGCGACCATGCCATCGATACGGCCCGTAGCTTTAGATTTGTCGAGCTTGCGGTTGCCGGCGGCATCTTTCACTACCACCGCATTTACGGCGCACATCGTTAACACCGGATGCAAGCCATGCCTTACACGCCCGTTAAGCATCAGTGATTCAAGGGTGTCTACAGCCGGGCCCATGTCTTTAAAGCCCTGGCCGAATTCAACCAGAGGAAGGCTCAGCCCGATGGCGTCCGCATCTTTTCTGAACTGGTCAATACGCCACCGATCGAATGCCATCGAGGTAAGATCAAAGTCACCAATAATTTCGGCGATATCAGCGACCACGAATGAATAATCCACGGATGCGCCAGGTGTGGTGCGAAGAAGCCCCTCTCTTACCCACACATCATACGGGGCGCGGTCTGTTCTGGTACGTTCTTCAAGTGTCTTTTGAGGTGTCCAGAAGAAAGGGAAGATATCCCAGATACCATCTTCAGCTTCACCAGCAATAACAAGCGCCGTTAAGTCATTTCTCGCTGACAGATCCAACCCGGCATACCATTTTCTCGGCGTATTAAGAGGCGTACCGCCACACATCTCCCACACGTTACGGGATATGAACGGGGATACCGTAGACACACGTTGATTCAGGTTCAGGTTGCGGAAGGTGTTCTCGAAGCTGGGCATTCGCCCCGCCTTTTCTGCCTGGCGAGACATATCTTTTTCGGACCTGAATGTTCCAAGCGCCGGGTTCGCGGCTAGCCAAGATTCACGCTTACTGATATCTGCCTCTTTTGGCGCTTCGTAAACATGGCAAACGATATGCGGATCTTTAGACTTCACCGCATCGTCAATCCAGATACTTAACAGATCCGCATCATTCGCCGCCTGCGTGCTGATAACAATCAATAGCGGGTTTTCATGCGCGCCCTGAGCTGTAGTGATTGCGTCGATGAAATCATCCTGTGGCCCCCTTACCTGTCCAGTTTCATCCAGAATGGCCAGAATCGGTGAAAGGCCGTGCGTGGTTTTACCCTCCGCAGATAAAGCCTTGTACTCAACATTACACGGCAACCCAATCAGCTTTTTACCACTGGGGGTGATATGTACTATCTCCTGCAGTTTAGGATTCAGGTTAACCATCTTGACTGCCAGGTTGAAAACAATGGCTGCCTGCTCGCGGCTAAGTGCACCACTCACAATCTGCGTATTCTGTACTGCTTCAGGCCCCACCAGGTGAGCCAAAAGGATTCCAGCGATTAAACCAGTTTTACCGTTTTTTCTGGCGATACTGAGGATCGCCATATCTGTTCCGGCTGAGTTGTCGTAAACCCCCAGGATGAAATCTTTCTGAAAAGGGTCCAACCGCATAGGTTGGCCGATAAGCTTACCTTCTGGCACGATGCAAAAGCGTTCGATGAACGCTATTACACGCTCACCTCGCGTCATAGTTTTTTATCCGTGCTTGGGGAAGGCGATCAGGTTATCGTCCTGAATCTGATGCCCGGTTTTAGTATTTCGTGCATCACGATCATTCTGATTGCGCTTCTTCTGATCACGGCTTTCACCGTTGGTTGCGTGGGAATGGATTTGGAGATCTCTTCTCTGAGCCAGGATAGTTCTCTGTAACTCAACAATTTGCTTACGAAGGTCTTTAATTAC